ATCTTTCTTCTATCTTATCTAGGGTTTTACCATTATCATCCACCTTTTTTTCTGTATTTAAAATAGTTTCTCTGATTAGCTGATCTTTTAAATCGTATTCAGTTCTACTTACTTCAGGTTTTGGTAATTCCTTTGCTTCATCAATGTCCGCCTGTAAAGCAAACCACATACCCACCAAAGTAAATATCCCAACAGCTATTGCTATTAAAGATTTAATGCTTACTTGAAATTTTGTTTCTTCATTTAATTCTTTCATAATTTTATTTTTTATAATGCTCCGCCAATTCTATTTCCACCAACACAATTATTTGCATCAACCCCAACAATGATTCCTTCAGCATCTATTTGCCAAACAACAAACCATCCCGAACCAATACCGACACCATTGTTTAATCTATCTGTACTTGCCGCATACCATAAATCCGAACCATTATATGCACTATTATTTAAACAAACTCTTTGTCCTAATGCTGTTGAAGGAACCGACCAATCTAATTTTACAGTTCTTGTTACTGCATAAGTACCTTCACAAAAATCTTCAGGATTTGTTTTTCCTGAACTGATATACATTGTCGTTGATCCGCAACTAGCCACAAACGCAGGTTGAGTAACTGAAGGGATTCGACAAGTTATATTACTTCCTGCATTGGAATATCCTGAAGGAGCTTCAACTATTATATCTAAATTAGTCCTCGCAATATCTGTATTAACTGTAAAATAACTCGCAGGGGTAAAACTTTGTATTGAACCCTCTCTTGCACTTCCTGACCTTATAACCCCTTCGGAAGATATTTGTTGACCATATAATCCCGCATCAGTACAAGTAAAAGCCGATTGAGCAGTTCCCGCCTGTGTTATAGCAAAAGAACACCACACCGCACTCCCTGCATTAGAATAATTTGCGGGAGCAGTTAATTTAAACCATAGTGTTACGCTTCTTGATGATGATCCTGTGTTAGCATCATAACTTGTTATTAAAGTCCCATTATTTGTTTTACTTATTCCCGCAATTACTGCCGCACTATTTGGATTCGTTATCGTTCCGCTTGCTGTTATTGACCCTTGTGAAAAAGCCGCTTCCGAACATGCAAAAGCAGAACAATTATTTATTGTAACCTGAATAGCTTGTGTAGATGAACAAGAATTTGAAGATGTATCAAATGCTTCAGCATAAATATACTGTGTTCCACAAACTGTTTGCGCTGATAATGTTAGATTTGATCCCGACAAAGAATGAGCAACCATATTGGGGTAATTATTGAATATATTATATCCTGTTATCGCAACTGTTCCCTGATTAAAATAACTCGCTAAATTTATTGTACTTGAACCACTTCCTGAAGCCAATGTTTGTGTTCCAATACTACCATTTGCAGTAGGCCCATTTACACAAGTTTGTGCAGGTTGACCTGAAGGGGGAACTGCCGCAGGTTGATATGGGGGTTGAATAGCTGTAACATCACAATTAAATGTTCCATCTGAAGAATTAGAAAACCCTGTTGGAATCGCAATCTTTAATGTTATTGTTCTATTTGTATCTGTTGTTACTGTTGCATATTTATCATTTGAAAACCCACTATCGGAAGATGATATGCTCATTATAGTTCCAAAAGCTAATTTAGGTTTTGTTATAACCCCTTGTTGATTTATATCAAATTGATTTAATGTACTATCTGAAATACTTCTAGGTTCAGCAATATCACAACTAAAAGTAGGTTCGGGAACAGTAGGTTCTGCATAACTCAAATAAAACGGTGATCTAACATTTATTTTTGTACTCATTTCTTTTTAAATTCTTTATTAATTTTTGCTTCTAATATTACTTGCACATCATCCGAAAACTTGTCGCCTAATATTCTAGGTAATTTTTTAAACTCTTTTTCAAAGGGTTTTGTAAAAAACAAACTTGGCTTAATTCCTTTACTCCAAATATGTTTAGCTAATCTAAATTGGATAGACTTTCTAAAACCCGCCGTGTCAATTCTTCTAACTGTGAATCTTCCTTTGGGATCCCTAGGAGCCAATCCCTTTCTTATTGACCACTTATCAAATGCCGAAGGGGGTGGCATTATATTCTTTCCTGATTTTTTATATTTATATTTTTTTCCTTTATGACCTTTTTGAATATTAGGATATTCAGATTTAGCACCAACAACTCCCTTATCCTGAAATAATCCATAAACATCCATCAAGAACTGTAATACTAATACATTCTTTTTAGGAAATTTAGATTCAATAGAATCCTTTAATTTGCTTTTATTACCTAAATTCTTTTTGCTTTGATCAATTACAATTTTAGCAAAAGTGTTCAATGCTTCTTTTGTTCTTTTAAAAACATTAACATCCATCTTTTCCATTAGCAATTAGTCATTCCATTTTGAATAGTGATTGTAAAATCAACACTCCATCCTGCCAAATTATTATCAAATCTTTCCGAAAAGGGCTCACATGAAAAAGAGCTACCTAGCTCATAGGTTTCCCAATTACTATGCCTTCTTACTAATGCTTCTAATCTCGAAGCGATATTTAATTGGTTATTTAAAACATCCATTTCATTATTGTTCCCCCTTATATCATCTGAAGAATCATTTTTTGAATGGTCAACAATATCCATTAATAAAATATTAAACTGTATTGTTATGACATTAGGCTGAACTGTTGCATTACTTACTTGAATATGACACAAAGGAAATAATGTGATCTTATTTAAATCTATATCTGTTATGTCCCCTTGTGTAACTGTATTGATAAACGGTTCAGCAACTACTGCCGCTTTAATATCATCAATTACTTTGAAATATGTATTCATAATAATTTTACAAAAATTGGGGTTAAACTTTCAGCTTCTTCTATTTTCTCTTTTGAAAATGCTTCTAACCATTCTAATGCTTCATCAAAGGTTAAATTTTCATCTGCCTTTAATAGACAATCGATAGCTTTCCAAAAATTATAAACAGCGACTTTTTCTCCCGCACTTACTCCAATTAAAGCTTCTTCAAATCCATCCGATAAAATTATTTCTTCATCTTCTTCTAATAAAGATCTTTCATATAATTGATCAATAAGATTTATTTTATTTTCTTGTGGCATTTTTAATTCTTTTACTTTCTAATTCGTTTTTTTGTTTCTCAAATGCTAAATACGTTAAACAAGTATTTATATCTATTTTTTCTATTTTAGAGAATCTAGTAATGTTCCCTTTTGCAAGTGTGTAAAGACTTCCGTACCATCCCCAGTTCCTGTTAAATTCTGCTTCTGCTCCTGTGTCAGATTCATCATTATTTTCTGCGAATAGGATAGGGTATGCATCGTTAATTCTTCGCTTAAATTCATCAAAAAAAAAACAGCCGACAAAGCAACATCCAAAGGCATTTCACCCATAAACTCTTGCTTATCACTGTTATATTCTTCAATCAAATAATCATTATTATTTTCCTTAACAACTTTTCTATATAGAACACTCATTGCCTGATCGAAAGTTTCCCAATCCTGTAATAACAAATCTAGATCAACAAATTCCGCAAAGGTCATATTGTCCAGCTTTGGAATAAATCCAAAATCTATATTATTCATTTTAAATCGAGTGATTAATTTGGGTCTTTCTAAAAACATTTCATTCAGGATCCCAATGATTCTTTTAATAGAAGTATATTTGATTTTATCAACATCTTTCAAATCAATAGAACAAAAGATCTCGATCATTTTTTTATGTAAAAATTCGGATTCTTTTTTCCCCTCGCTTATCTTAATAAACTTTTGGTATTGACCTAAAGTAATTTCCCCTAGTTTAGTAGGTACTAAAATCTTTTGTCTTTTCATTTTTGAATATTGTATTATATATACAATTCAAAAAATAAAATAACGTCTAGGAAATTATGCAACCTTTTTCGGAACGATCAAACGACCCCAAGTATCAATTTTCGGAGTAGGTAATTCTCCTTTCAAATATCCTATCATATAAATAGCATATTCAATATGATTCTTTTTCCTAGCGTTAGCCATTACATCTTTGTAATAATGGATCAAACTTCTTTTTGTTTCTATATTCATATTATAAAATATTATATTCTCCCGCCCTTGGGTTTCTTAATTGATAACTTACTGCGTACCTCGCCGCATCTAACAGATGATCGTGAGCTGAAATTGGAGTTTGACTTTTTTTCTCCAACCAACAATAATTATTTAATTCTTTTATTAATTCTAGACTATCAGGATCAATAACCAAATCAAAATCCTGTAATAAACTTATTCCATAAATAACAGACCCTTGCCCTTTAATACTTGGCACAACATTACAATGCCTACTTATTTCATTGATCAATCTTGGCTCTGCGCTATCCGCCACAATTAAAACATCCTTCGCAAATTTTTTATATAATTGAATCAATTCCGATGTTGTTAATCCTTGTAGATAAAAACATTCTTTTAAATAGATCTTTTTATTTCTTTGATCAATACTTGTTAAAATTAACGTTGAGGGATCAGTCGAAAATCCAAAATCTGCCCCTGCCACTATTGACTTAACTTCTTTAAATTCTCCAATACTCCAATTAGTAAAGATTACCCCCTCTGCTTTTTCTAACCATCCCCCTAATATTTGATGCTTAAATTTTTCAGGTCTATTCTTTTTTATTTCTTCTATTCTATTTATAAAACTTTCAGAAAGATTTTTAATATTATCTAAATAAGTTGTGTGTATATAACTAACATCGCCATCAATTACATTTGACCCTTCTTCAATCCCCCTAGATTCAAAAAACCTTTTATAGATCCAATGTTCTTTTGTTGTTGGATTTAATATCATTATTACTCTATTATCCACCCCCTTTTGTCTAACTGATAA